AATCTCTGGGTCAAAGTCAAACTGCATATTGAAGCGGAAGAAACCTTCGCCAATAGGACGTAGTAGATAGTCGTCTACGTTTTTTACTACAGTCTTAATGCTGCCAGAGGCTGCACCCATAAGCATAGAGATACCTGATGCAGTACGACCTACGCCAGAAATGCCTGTTTGTCCGTGTGAAAAAGACGGCAAACCAGTAGACTCATCTGAAAGCTGACGTGCTTTATCAAACAACATCATGTTCTCAGAAGATACGTTAGGGAACTTTGTACCAAAGATAGCCTGACCCGGTGCGCCACCCTGACGCCGGAATACTTTACCCGGATACAGTGACAAGTCTTGGCCCGGTACTAGATTGGTTTCGTCTAGTTCCATAATCAAGTTGCCTGATAGCACGGCGTTATCTACAGCCATACGCATGAAACCATTCATCAAGGTCTGCGTATCGTCCATGTTTTCTGCAATACCCACACCAAAGAATGAGTAAGGATTTAGTTCATACGGCGCAGCATGATATGGAATCTTAGCTGGCTTGAACGGATTAAGAACCATACGGATAAGTTTGTTGTTACAAATCCACACGTTTGCTTGCAGTTCGTCAAAGTCTTTTAGTTCATCTGGAATAGTAATGTCTTGCTCTTCAAGCATTTCGACATCGACCATTCCCCAATACTCAAGAACCTCAAAACGGTCAATAGCACTTTCAGGTGCATAGTCAGACAAGTCGTCTTCCCAATACTTCTTGGTGTAGTTCTCGCCAATCTGAATAACTTCGTCAATGACTTGACCACGGAAGTAAGGACGCTTCTTTAGCTGACGCAACTGTGAACGAGACATCTTGTGACGTTCGATTACGTACTGTGCTTCGTCCATAGAATTAGCATCAGGGTCTGGATAAAAGTTCCAAACAGATACGTGTTCAATCTGTGGGACAGTTTTGAAGACAGGGGAATAATTCCCTTCTTCATCCCAATTAGGGTACTCTTTATCAATTGCAAATGGCCCCTTCAGCACACCCGTGCCAAACAAAGCCATCTCAAAAGTAGAGTTACGCATGTGCTTACTAGCACCTGACTCCTCTAGCTGGTCGTGGATTTTCTTCTGCATCTTTTTAGCTGCAATCATTGCAGGGCTAAACGTAATAGCAGTAGGTGTCTTGCCCGGACCTTCGCTGAGTTTATCAGATACTGGTTCTAGCTTATCACCTAGAGCCTAACTTTTCTTGGAGTGACATTGCTGTAGCACCCGGAGCCAAGTCATTACCGTCACCAGCAAAACCATATGGGCTAGACAAAGAAGTCTCACCACGCAGTTGCTCTGGTTCCTGTGGGTCGAAGCTAACAGAGTCCACTACACCTTCAGGCAACTCCGTTGGGTCTACAGTCAGAGGAAACTTTTGATTAGCAAACAATACATCAACAACCTGACCATATGCTGCCAGTGTTTTGGTCTTTGTTACTTTGATAAAGACACGAGACTTCTCTGCTTCAGTAAACTGTACATCGGGGCCATACAAACCACGGTAGTTACGATAAGAACGTAGCCAGCGGTCTTCGTCTTGCTCACGGTAGTCTTCTGCTCGTTGATACTTCTCATTAATAAACGGAATAATTGAAGTTACTTCTGCATCAAAAATTACAGACTCATCTGTATCTTCCAATGCAATCGCATCGTCTTCAATCATAATTTCATCTTCATTCATAGTTTTTTCCTTAATAGCCGAAGGTGCTGTCTGCTACCCGCATACCTGTGCTTGGTCTACCCATAGGGTCATAGTCAAAGATACTAAACCTTGGTCTGGACATTATACCATATCTTAGTGCGTCATACAAGTGGTCTTCACTATGCGTGTCAATGTCTTCTGGATTTTTCTTGTCCAGAGGGATGGACGGTAGTTGTGATATGACATTTGTGCAGTTACTAAAGAATACAAGTCTTGGTTCCTCTGTAAATTCATCTACCTGCAAACGCCTATGTATTTCGTTTTTACCTGCTACACGGCTACCCTTACTTCTGTCTGATGGCCTCCAACGACAGCCTCGACCAATCATCTGTTCAGCAAGACTAGGGCCAGTGTCGCCACGCTTGTGCCACAAAGAAGAGTCAAGCACACCGTACTTAATAGTGCCATCACCAGCTTCTAGGTCTAGTATCATATCCGCTAAGTCTGTGGCTAATACCTTGCTGACGTACAGTTCTCGATATACGATAAGCTGTTCGTTAGGTGCAACAGCAAACCAGATAACACCAGACTTACTGCCGTAACCATAGTCGCAAGCCCTAAACTTAACCCAGTTACTAGGAATATCAAAAGGCTCAACAACATGAATGTTACGGTCAAACTCAGTAAAGGCTGCGCCTTCTTTAATATCCCAATCACCATCAAGAAGCTGCCTACGCTGCTGCTCTGGCATAGATAGAAGCATCGCTTCATAATCGCCCGACTCTGACAGATAAGGATTGTCAGATAGTCTCGCTGGGATAAAGCGTCTTTTAAATAGTGCCTTCCCAGCTTTTTCGTGTCCTGCTGGATAGCGGAGTACTTCTCCTGTTTCTGAATCTGTTGCATCAAACGCCCTGTTATATGGTGACGGGTCAATGAACATCTTCTTTACCCAGTGATGACCTCTGCCACCGGGGTTAGTTGTAGCCCTCATATAGATGGGCAAGTCGGGTGCAGTGGACCGTAGACGAGACCGCATGTAATTCCATGCGTAAGGTGTGGCCCACTGAGTTAATTCGTCAAACCCTATCCAGCTAAACGCTAGACCCTGATAACGCAAGACATCATCATCTCTATCAAGATAAGACATCCACAATCTTGCGCCAGATGGTGCAGTCCACTGCATCTTACGTTCTGACCATTTGATACCGGGCCAGATTTTTGGGTACAACTCCTGCGATTTAAATACAAGTTCTCGCAGTTCTTCTGTTGTATGTCGCAAAAGCAGCCCACTAAAAGAAGGATGCCCCATATATCGTAGCGGGTCTGATAGCATAGCGTAAGACTTACCACCACCTGCTGAACCACCGAATAGTACTTCTCGTTCTGCCGCAGCTAGGAAGTCTGTCTGTGGGCCGGGGTTAGGTTTGAACAACACGTTCTGATGCTGCTCAATCTCCGTAGTATCAAACTCAACAGTCTTAATCTCAACCGTTGGCTTTGGAGCCTGTTCTTTCTTCTTGGAGGCTTTTCGCTTTGGCGATTGCCGTTTCCGCATACTCTGCCCACTTGAGGAGGCTTTTAGCTTGGTTCTTACGTCTTCGCTCATTCTGTAACCGTTTCCTTAATCCCACGTGTGAAATGTATCTACCAGTATTTGTACTCAGCCAATTCGCTACCTCACGATAACTATACTGATTTACGTGGCTACGTGCTTTTTCTAATAGGTCTAACTCTGTTGGTATAGGGTCAAGAATGTCGGGGTCTTCATCNTTTTGTTTATAGCCGAANGGTACAGTCCTAGCAATGCGAGGTATCTGCACCCATTCGTTTTCTTCTTTAATGTCGGTTGGTTGGGGAAGTTTCCACTTACCTATGCTTCTAGTCATTTTTTCTTGCGGTTGTCTACTGTAGATAAAACCATACCACCTACTCTATAGTCAAGTTTTTCTTTGGGTGCTATTTTAGGCTTTGCTTTTGGAAGTGACATATTTAACTCTGTAGAATATCCTTTTTTAGAAGGGTCACTAGTTTTGTATTCATTGGCTTTTACTCTAGCTTTTTGTCTAGCTTTTGGAGTATTCATAATAGGTTTTTTTACAGGCTTAAATGTCTCTGAATCAATCTCAGTAAACCTAGTACCTGAAAATTTTTTATCGCCTTTAATTGTTACNACAATATTTTGATTTTTTACTGCCTCATCATACCGTTTCTTTTGAGCAGGTGAAAGATTATTAATTTCTGTTTTTGTCAATGGGCGATATTTTTCTTTTACTTTTGCTCTACGTTCATCTAGTTCATCCAGTGCCATTAGTCGTCATCCTCTACGATTGCTTTAGGTGGCATAAGCATAACACCCCCTGATGCTTCTACCTGCATCTTTTCAGTTTTCACTAGACCAGTACGGTCGAGCAGTTCTTTTGCTGCTGCCATCTTATCACGGATACCTAGTTCAGTTGGGTCATGTAGACCACCTACCATAGCCATCGCAGCCTTCGGCGCATTACGCGCCATATACATTTGAGTCGCTTCGAGGATTTCTTCCTTAAGACCCTTAACAATTTCTGCAGTACTAGAAGTGTCAGCATATCCTGCCATTTTCTTTGCTTGCACCAAATCACCACCAGCATCTTCAAAGAGGACGTTGAGNAGNTTCTGTTGTTTGTCTGTTAGCTGTCTAGCCATAGTTACTTACCTTTATTCTGACAGCCGTTGACTGCCTTGCAGTTAGCAGGTGTAGTACAGCCCTTACAAGGTTTAAAGTTCTTAGCCATATTAAAACTCTCCATTATGCATTGCGTTAGCTAATTTTGTGCTACGCGATTTTACCTGATTTGCCCACCTGCTGTCAAGCATTTCTTTTGCGGCAGTAGAAAAATCTTCGTTGTGTACAGCTTCCCACATCTTCTTAAACTTACATAGACGTGGCACACCCATATTAAATGCCATGTCCATAAGCACAAGTTGACGTACAGCGTCTAGCTTGTCTACGCAAGGGTGCGCACGTACAAGTTCTTCCTCGACAATCTCTACGTCATTNGTTGCTAGATACATGGCATCTGCTTCACTNATACCGTCAGAGTAAACATAATCAATAGACGGGTAATCCATCCAATCNAGTTCATCCTTAGTGATGCCACGGTCTTCTAGGTTACGTCCGATACCTACTGTATCAATTCCTAGNGAGTCTTGATATACTTCAAGGCGTAAGCCTTCATGTGCAATTAACTTCTCAATAAATTNGTGTCTGTCGTACTTCATTTTTCGTGTCCCATCCATACTGCAAATGCGCCAGTCATAGCACCTGTTACTACGCTAACTAGAGCCGACTGTTGTGTTGTTGGGTCTGGCAAAGTCATAAACCACTCCACTACCCGCCAAGCGGATAGCGACATCATAATCATCATCAAACGTGGCAGTATNTTCCACGCCAGTATTCTTTCCATTGCTACGGTCACAATTAATCCTCGCTTGCTCTTCTGTTGTCCTGTTGTTCATGTCCCACATATGGTACATTATTTCTTGCCAAAGAATTTAGTCGCGCTACGCACTCCGAAAGAAGCGGCAACGATAACGCCCAAGGAATATTGATACCATTCAGGCATTGCATTGAGTTGNGCGAATCCGTTTGCAACTACTTCTTCCATACCCGGAATGAATGCAAGAATGAGAGGAATCGAGAATAGTATCGTAAGCCACTCGTCTTTCCACGAAGACTGACTTCCTTTAGCCATCTCCAAGTCCCAATCAATTTCTCCTGTAGCTTTCTTTTCCATAATGACAGCTTCAGCTTTAGCTTTTGCCACTTTGGTTGCAGCTTCTGCTTTAGTCTTTTCAACTTTTCCATCTAACCATGTTCCCGCTAATTGAGATAATGGGCCTATCAATAGGTTTAACATTAACCCCTCCGAAATTGTGCAGTCTTCTTAGCAATCTTTTTAGGCTGCGATACATGCTGCTTACCAGCTTTAGTTCCCTGTCTCTTAGCCTTAGTTGTAGCAGAGTACTCCGCACTTGTCAAGGACTTTATTGCTTTTGCAGGTAAATATCTCTCACCCGTCTTCGCTGAAGGCT